CATGTCTATGCGGCCCGGCGCTTGCTGGCACCAAGTTGTTTTGCCGCCAGCATTGGGCGCCAGTATCACGGTCACGACGCTGGGCACGAATTTGCTCAGTGCTCCCATGGGTCCGTCAGCTTGTAGGCGCCGCACCTGTCTTGTTTGGCGACCAAAATCTACCGCTTGCGCGTTTGGGAATCGCACTGCCACTTGCATTTGTATGTTGGCCAGCAATGCTTGGTCGATGTGTGCTATTGAGCTGGGTACGGGTACAGCAGTGATGGGTTGCTCGAATTTCGCTTGCTGTTCCGGTGGCAGGTGTCTGTACACTACACCTATACCACCGGCTGCCTCCACCAGTTCGATGTCCAGGCCCATGCGCATCAACACCTCTTCTAATGTTGTGGGTCTTCTGTCAGGGGCCATGGCCAACATCTTCAGTAGTATTTCCTGCGATGGTATCTCCACTATTGTTTCTTTGTCCAGCATCCAGTATGGTGGATCGTTTTGCCGTTCAGGCCACATTTTTGCCGCCAACTCCCGCTGGGTGGCGCCGCGTACCCGTTCAAACATCTTTGAGTAGGACTTCTCTATGAACCCAGCGATCAGGGTTTTTTCTTTTTCTTCTGGAATGGGCAAGTTCAGTCGTTCTTTGCGTGATAGCAGCCAGTCCCACGAAGCTTTCCGTGCCTGTGGCATCGTTCTTGGCCTGCATTCTGATGGTGTTTTAGGAGGGGCTTTTACTGGACCCTCTGTGCCTTCCCACAGTGGGTGTTTGCTGGCGCCGTGTCTGAATGACCACCATTCCAGTTTTTTGTATCCTTGTTGGTTTCCCTTGGGTATCCGCATCATTGCATTCAGGGTTGAGGCAGCTAGTCTCCGTGCCATTCCAATGGGCATGCCTCGTCTGTATAGTTCATAGGCATTGTCTGAGCAGGATTGTATGCTGGTGTCGAACCATATTGTTACGTCCTTATACCAGTTGCCACTGGCGTACTGCGCCAAAGCAGCCCACATCGGCATGGTTGGCGTATCGGCTGGCCTAGCCATTCTTTGGAGGAATTCATGTGTCCACCTGCCCCCTAGCTGCTTCGTGGCGTTCAGGTCGAAGTAGCATATTAGTGCCACCATTAGGTATGCAGCTGCAGCCAGATAGTCTTTGAATTTTCCGTCTTCGTCGTCTCCCGTTATGAACATGAAGAGCGGCTTAGCATGCATGTCGAACATTTGAGCCATCTGTACAAAGTTGGCTTTGTATGCTCCATGTATTGCGCAATTGTCGCGTGCAGTGTCACGATGGCCGCTCGCAACTGAAGCCATTAGCCTTCTTGTCTGGTCTGGCATCTGTGCATAACTTGCAGCATGTGCATGTGCCACCCAAATGGCTGCCATCGCTTTTTGTGTTGCCACAGAATGGTTACGTGTGTAGCATTTGCGCCAGGCTGCAGCTAGCGCTAGATTCCATTTGATGAGGTATATTTGCTGTATCTGCCAGTTCCAATCGCTATAGTCCATTGAGAGCCAACACTCCTGTGCACTCGCTGTGATACCTTGGCGCACCCATTCCAATACGTCCGCGGGCGACTGTTTTGCTCTTATGCCCTCAGCTGTTATGAATTTTTCGATGTGCACACTCGCGAATGATGCGACCAGTGACAGTAGGCAGCATATTGCGTACAGTGCGCGCAGTTTGCGCTGCGGCTCGTCTTTCGTGCTTACACGCATTATCGTCATTGGTTGTATGAATGCTATTATGAATGGCAGGAGCCAACATGGCATAGCTTCTGCTGTTGTCTTTTTGGATGGTCTGTCCCCGGAACGCAGTCTGTTGTCTACTTCCTTAGTTCCTTCAACCAAGCAGCGCATAGAGGTCGAGCCCGTTGGCATGTGAGCCCATCGTGCACGCATCCAATCGACCATTCCCTCTAGCTCTATGCTTTCGTTTACAGCTCCCACTGCTTCGCGCGCAATGGCTTCCAAGTGCTTGCTCAGCGCCACCATCCAATAGTCGGTGTTTACCATTCCATTTGCTCCCAATCCAACGATGCCTGGCAGTTCGGCTGCACGCCGTTTGGCCTCATGTTCCCAGTCTGCATCCTCACGCACGCGATCTGAACAATTCAGCATTTTACGTATGTGCATCCAACTGCTGGGATCCCGTTTAGGTTCTCCCCACACGGCGCATGCTCTGCGTAATGCATTGGTCCAGTCTTTGTATGCCCCAATCCAGTGGCACAGTGGCGTTCGCATCATTCCAGCTCTGGCCATCATCTCGGGCAACCAGGCTGGGCTGGTGTTCAAGCCCAGGAGGATGGCAGCGACACTCCATTGCGGGTGCCCGTAGTTGTGCTCCATTAGCTCCCATTCCCATGCGCGTGGTTCACGCTGCAACACTTCGTACACGGTTGTCACAGT